CATCAAAAGAAAGACTTGCTAATGCTAATTAAATTAGCAAGCGAGTCATTACAAATGTTGGAGGAAAGAAATGACATGCAGGATGAGTAAGATGCCTTCTGACTACATGAAATGGAGGGATTATGCCCAAAAAAGGTGGGATGTAATGCCACCAGAATTTTGGATAGACCCTTTTAAAATGTATGAGAATGACCATCAATGGCACCTTAACAAGGAGAAAACTGATGTTTAACCATGAAGCTATTGACTTTCAAGTAGAGAAGTTCCCGTTGGTAGACGTACCCTCTGACATTGGAGTAGGATTGCGTCGAGTAGACACAGGGGAGACGCTTGCTATTGTAAGCCAGAAGTATCAACCAACACAGTATCTAGAAATTACAGATGCAGTCGAAAGCATTCTGTCACAGTCAGGATTAGATTTATCTAACGCAGAATTTCAAACGAATGTGTATGATAATGGATCAAAGCTAGAACTTGTTGCTAAGTTTCATGACCATCCTATGAATATAAATACAACTAGTAACGTAATGTCGGAAGGAGATGTCATCTGTCCTGAATTTAGATTTAGAACAAGTCATGATGGTTCACTATCTAATGTAGGTTATATAGGGTACTTTCGTAATCTTTGTTACAATACTTTAATATCAGGAGATGCTTTATCATATGTTTATGGAAAGCATACTAAGAATTTCTCTGTTCCTAAATTTGCTGCTAAAGCGAGGACTGCTGTAGAATATATAGCAGGAGATGGTATGGAGAAGATGCGTAAGTGGTATAATACACCTATCAAACGTGATACTGCTATTGATTTATTTACTGAGACGCTTGCCCATCGGCAGGATAATGTTAAGCGTGAGCAGGTAGCCAACAAAAAGAAACTATCTAATCTCATGAAGATATTTGATGAAGAGAACCGTTATCTGTTGGGTCAAGGCAGGTATGAAAAGTATGCCCAACGTAATGAAGGAACCTTATGGACTGCATACCAGGCAGCTACATACTGGTCGTCCCATCCAGAATATGGTGGAAAGGAAGGATCGAAAGCTCACACCACTAAGGTAACTAGAGAAGATCAAGTCAAGAAAATGTTGAACCATAAAATGTGGAAGGAACTTGAAGCATGTTAGTTACAATGACATCAATTGTGTCAGGTAAAACTACAACTAGGGATATAGATGTTGAACCTGAACAGGTAAAAGCATGGCAGAATGGAATGTTAATCCAAGATGCTATGCCTGAATTATCAGCGCCTGACAGAGAGTTTATTATGTCAGGCATAACCCAAGAGGAATGGAATGGAATTTTCCAGGACTCTTAAATTAGAAAGGAAACTACATGTCAGCGGAATCAAAGGTACTACGCGCTCTTAAAAAGCGTAATCGAGTCACTCGTAAAACTGCAATTGAGAATGGATGGGCAGAGAACTTGACTGCTACTATCTCTCGATTGCGTAAGATGGGACATGAAATTGTACCTATCATGGCACGTACACCTGAAGGCGAAACGTACACACGCTATCGCCTAGTGGCTTAGTCTACGGACCTGGACATGTCTTTAAACTGTCCATTTGTCACGGTTACAGATACGAAATTGACCCATTTATCGTATCTGTGAGAGTGCCAAAATGCTCGTAAGTAATTGAAATAATTGGACGAATAAAACCGTGACATTTCTTTGCACTATATAGAGATTAGTGTGCAATTTGTCACGGTTTTAGATACGAAACTTAATCTTTTGGAGAAGAACCATGTTTAACTTTATGAAGCTATGGAAGACTGAAGAAGAAAATAATGCGCTTGAAGTTACTCCTACTGTTACTTTAACTAGTACAGAAATTAGTAAGAAATATAATATAAATACAGGGGTTGTTACAAAAGCAAGGCAATCTCAGCGACTAAAACCTGTTGGTACTTTTCCTCATCCGATTCAAAGAAATGTCACTGCATATCTTTATGATCCTAAAGATGTGGAGAATTGGAGAGCATCTGTTAAATCTCAGAAAAAGAAAAAGAATAAAGTTAATAACTCTGTATATCCAGTAGGATCAGGATACAATACTTATCGAACAGAAGAAATTAATCAACTGATTGGCAAGCACATTCGTATTGGTCGTTGGACTTACTTTGAGGATTGTATTAAGATACATGCTGCTAGACAGATAGAAAATAATGAGATAAGCTGTACTTTAAGAAGCGCAATGAGAACTAACGCGCTTTATTGTTTACGTGTTATTGATGCAGAAAATAAGGAGTAAAGAAAATGAATATCATACATGTCAATGACAAGCCCTGGAATTATACAGTAATTCCTCAAGCAGTAAGTCAGAATGATGATCTTATTCATAACTTACGAACTATTCATCTGTTAGATGGGACAGTACATATACAAGAAGTTCGTTTACCTAATCAGATATTTCTTAGAGGAGGTATCTGTCATCAGTATGGAGTAAAGTATCAAGTTAAAGTTGATGAAATCAAATGTCCTACTTGTGGAACATTGCCTAAAAATATACGGAGATAGTTACTGGAGTTACAATGTAAAAGGAGTTAGTTTAATGGGCGAAAGTATAACATTTACTTGGTCTGATGTTCACGGTGAGGCACGACCATCACCAACAACAAAGAAAAGACTTGAAGAGTGGAAGTGTGAGGCTCACGATAAAAAGGCTCTTGAAAATTGTTATGGATGGAACATATACCACTTAGATTTTCTTTCAGATGTTATAGGTGAATTAACAACCATCTATGACGAGATGTTAAATAACCCTAAGGATACATGAGATGAAAGAATATCAAGTGAAAGTATACCGCACTGTTCAACAGAGTGCGACTGTCATGATTGAAAGTGACAGAGAACTAAACGCTTCTGAAATAGAATACATTCGTACAAAGGCAGAAGATGAAGCAGGTGAANTGTCTGATTACGATTGGAAGTATGAAGAAGTAGATGACAAACTAGATATTATTGTCTATGATGGTAATGAATATTATCTTACGTAAAGGATACATACTATGACAACGATTACAGAACTAAACGATCTAATTCGTTGGCGTGAAGACATAGGACAGTTCGCTATTGACCGTCCTATTAATGACACTAAGAACCATCAAGGATCATGTATACACAAGACAGAGTTTTGTAATATAACTTGTTACAATAACAAGCTATATAAACTCTATCCCAAGATGCATGATCGAGATGATAGAGTAGAAAGTATCTGGCAGAATCTTGATCCTCTTTCCATCAAACCTTTCCTTCAGCGTAAGCGTAAGCAAACCAAGCGAGTGCGCTTCATGACTAGAGGCGAGGCGTTTGCCACATGGTCTGATGTACTCAAGGTCAAAGCTATCCTGGAAGATAACCCAGATACTCAATGGTGGATACCTACTAGAGCATGGCGTAATCCTATCTTAAAGAAATTAATTGAAGAAATGATAGTGCCATTAAAGAATGCAGCAGTTAATGCTAGTGTTGATCCATCCAATACTAAAGATGATTGGCAAATGTTACGATCAGATAAATGGAATGTGATGTTCTATGGAGATGAAGACTTGACTATCGTTCCAGACTCTGATATAAAAATGTTCTTGTGTCCCAAGACACATAAGAAACTGAAAGGACATTGCGATGTTTGTAAAGCTGGATGCTTTAGTCCATCAACTTTACAACGTCAACAATTCGTACATCTCTCACAACATTAGGAGTATACAATGGCAAACTACAGAACAGGATTTATTCCTGAATTGTTTGGTGATATCAATGACTTAATAGATCAAGTCAACAATTTAAAAGCTACTGATTCTACTTTTCATATTGCTAAATCGTTAGGCGAATTGAAGATTAAAATCAGAGAAGAATTTATTGGATCATAGATTGCATATCATATTATTATGTGTTATAATATACAGATTAGAGGAGAGTGTAATGACTAAACGATTTAAGTTTCATGACCATGTTCAAATAGGATTGTCTGTTGATACAGTATGTGGCGAATCATTAGATACTATTATTTTAAGGCATAGTGATGCAACTTCTATCACTGATGTATCAGTTAGGAACTGTAATAAAATATTAAACAGAGAGTTAGAGGAATGGGAACATGAGTACAATCAATACCTCGATTCCATTAAAGTATATAACTGATGGGAAACGTAGGGTAGAACGTATACACAAAGCTGGTATGCGTGATCCTTATTGGAAAGAAAGAAGGCAGCATCAAATTGTGTCTGATAAAAAGAAACAGGCCAGTAAAAGAAAGTGTAGACATAATGTTTATTATAGTACAGATTCATAATGGTGCTAAACCTTCTTGCCTAGAAAATTTACATCCATTACCTAATGCTTATGGGAATGCTGTAGAAACATTTAAAACAAAAGAGGAAGCACATAAATTATTAGAACTGCTATGGGATATTGATGTAGAAGAACAGCAAGAAAATAATATTCATGTTTGGAGGATGCACTAATGAATACTCTTATAGAATATTATTACTTTAATAATTTAACTGACATACTGATATATCTTATTGAAAAGATTGTTAAATCTTTAATATAGGAGATAGCTATGAACTTAATTAATGTCATTCATTTGTTACAAGAAACACAAACTAAGATTAAAATTGTTTATGATAATACTAAGAGTACACAAAATACAGCTTACATAAAAGCATTACAAACAGAAAGTATTAAAACTTTAGACAAACTAATAGAAGATTTAACGGCAATACAAAAAGAAAGAGTAGGATTGGAGATCGGAACATGGCGTACTTAAAGTATATAGTATTAACAATACTTATTCTATTTTCTTCTGCAGTTTATGCTGAAGAAAAGGATGAACTCAAATGTTTAGTTGAAGCTGTTTACCATGAAGCTAGATCAGAATCTTTTGTAGGACAGTTGGCAGTCGCAAATGTTATAATTGAGAGAACAACTTTACAACAGTATCCAGATACTATTTGTGAAGTTGTTCATGCAGGACACAGATGGAAAGATAACATAATTAAAAACAGATGTGCTTTTAGTTACTTCTGTGATGGTAAAAAAGAATGGAAAACTATTGATAAGAAAGCTTTAGATGAAGCATACACAGTATCTCATCTTGCCTTAGAAGGTGTTGCAGTAATGTCTACACTAGGAGCAACCCACTATCATGCCAGCTATGTGTTTCCTGATTGGTCTGCAAACATGCTTAGATTAGAACAAATAGGAACACATATTTTTTATCTTGACTAGAGCTTTAAAATATGATATCATTCGTTTTGAAATGAGGTAGACATGGGAAGAATGAAAGATTACTTATTTAATTTTGGTTTTATGAATCAATACGGAGAATACGACATGGGACAAACAGAAGATTTACTAAGAGAAAATATGATATTACAAAAAAATGTTAAAGATTTACAAGGACAACTTAATCAAGCACATCAAAGAATAAAACATTTAACAAGTAATGAATGGTCAAATCAAACACCTGATCAGTCTTCCTTACAGGAAGTTGTTAATCCTAAACAGATGGATTTAAAATTAAATGAATAAAGAAAAAGAACCCTGTCAAGTATTTGATTTTGTTTCTATTAAAGAATCAATAGATGAAAAGAAAAATAATTATACTATCGAAATATCGGAGGAAGAATGGGAAGATTGTGTACATGTTTTATTTTTGTTTATGGCAGAGAATGGTTATGATCCCAATAAACAAGAAGATATTATAGAGTTTGTTAAAGATTATTTTCCTGACTTACCAACTAATGATAATGATAACGAGGAATAAAAGATGACTAAGAATTTATGGGAGAAAGAAGAACGTCAAGTATTTCGATCTCTTACAAGACAGTATAAGCAAGAAGGTTATGATGTTAAAGAAGCCAAGAAGTTAGCTAGAGAAGAAACAAATGAAATCATGAGTGATAAGATTGAGTTTGCTGAAACCTTATATGAACAGGCACTTGAAGATTTTGATTGATGAGTTAATAGATAAAATTATTTTACTTCGTTCTTTGAAGTACGATATTTCTTTTAAATATAATAAAAAGAAAGGAGGAATGCTTTGTGTTTATGACTCTGGTAAAGTGGTTTGGATATACCCTTACATATCTACGCCTACAAAGTCTTACGCTAGAAAAATACTTACTGATTATTTTGGTAACTCTATTATTAGGAATTAATTATGTCTGGTAAATGGTTAGAACGAGGAGAGTGTCCTGAATGTGGATCGAGTGATGCTAATGTAAGCCACTCTGATGGTTATTCACATTGTTTTTCTTGCNATACACACTTTAATGAAAAGGATGAACAAGTGGTAGTNCCTATGCAAAATAAGAGAGATGGTTTTTCTGTAGGAGAATTAAAAGGAATTGATGACAGAAAGATTAGTGCAACTACATGTAAAAAATATAATACATTTGTTAAAACATCAGGAGCAACTGTTACGCATCATATCTATCAGTATTATAATGATAAAGGAGAATTTACTGGTAATAAAGTTAAGCAAGTTGAAGGTAAAAAGTTTTGGTCTGAAGGTGACATTCAAAGTGCAGGATTGTTTGGACAAAATATATTTACACCTAGAGGAAAGTATGTAACTGTTTGTGAAGGTGAGTTAGATGCTATGTCCGCTTATGAATTACTAGGTTCTAAGTGGCCGTCAGTATCTGTAAAGTCTGGAGCGCAAGCTGCTCTACGTGATTGTAAAAAAGCTTTTGAATATCTTAATAGTTTTGATAATGTAGTTCTATGTTTTGATTCTGATAAACCTGGACGCGAAGCAGCAGAGAAGGTAGCTCAATTGTTTGAGCCTAACAAATGTCGTATCATTCATCTTGAATATAAAGATGCTAATGAATATCTCAAGATGAATAAACGCAAGAAGTTTACAGAAGAATGGTGGAATGCTAAACCATTTACACCAGCAGGTATTATTAATCTAGATTCTTTACAAGATTCTTTATATGATGAAGCTCATTTTGAGACTTGTCTTTATCCTTGGTCAGGTCTTAATGAAAAGACTTACGGAATGCGGACAGGAGAGCTAGTAACATTTACTAGCGGTGCTGGCATGGGTAAGTCTTCTATTATCAGAGAACTTATGTATCACTTGTTAAAGAATACAGAGGATAACATTGGTGTACTGGCTATGGAAGAAAGCATTCGCACAACAGCTTTCAATATCATGTCAGTAGAAGCTAATGCTAGATTATATATTAAAGAAATACGAGATCAGTTTGATAAGAAAGATTTAATTAAGTTTCAGAAAAATACTATTGGGACAGGAAGGTTCTTTGCCTTTGATCACTTTGGCTCGATAGGTAATGATGAAATCTTAAATCGTGTTAGGTTTATGGCAAAGGCATTAGAGTGTCGATGGATTGTGCTTGATCACTTATCTATCCTGGTATCAGGTCAGGAAGAATTTGGTGATGAGCGTAAGTCTATTGATGTTCTCATGACTAAGCTTCGTAGTCTGGTAGAAGAAACAGGATGTGGATTATTATTGGTATCCCATTTACGTAGACCCTCAGGTGATGTTGGTCATGAGAATGGAAAAGAAATTACCTTGTCACATCTGAGAGGAAGTGCTAGTATTGCACATCTAAGTGATAGTGTTATTGGTTTGGAAAGGAACCAGCAAGCAACAGATGAAGTTGAATCTAATACAACTGTTATTCGTATATTAAAGAACAGATATACAGGTGATACTGGTATTGCTAGTTATTTATTTTACGACAGAGAAACAGGAAGGCTTAATCAGATTGATAATCCTTTTGATGCTGATACAGAAACAGATGAGGAGACTCCTTTTTAATGTCTGATTGTATAGTAGATATCGAAACAGATGGATTAGATGCTACTAAGCTACACTGCATAGTAGCTAAAGACACAGAGACTAAAGAAGTATTTACTTGGCAAGAAGAGGAGTGTAAAAAGTTTCCTCTTTGGGCTAAAAAATATAATAAACTTATCATGCATAATGGAATTAACTTTGATGGTTTCTGGTTAAACAAATTATTAAATATGAATATACAGCTTAATCAAATTGAAGATACTCTTATTATGTCACAACTGTATAATCCTATACGACCTGAAGGACATTCATTAAAAGCATGGGGTGATAAACTACAAATGCCTAAAGGTGATGTTGAAAGCTTTGAATATTATTCACCTGAAATGCTTGAGTATTGTAAACAAGATACTAATATTACTTATAAATTGTATGATGTATTAAAAGAAGAAGGTAAAAGATTTTCTAATAAATCTAAACAACTAGAATATAAAGTACGTGCTATCATTGATCAGCAAGAACGTAATGGCTTTGCTTTTAATATAAGAAAAGGTCAGACGCTTTTAGCTACACTTGAAGATGAAGCAAATGAATTAATTGATACTGCACAAGAAATGGTTCCACCTACTAAGGTAGAATTAAAAACAAAAACTAAATACATTCCTTTTAATATTGGTTCTCGCCAACAGATTGCTACTGTTCTACAAGATAGAGGATGGGAACCAGAACTATATACAGAGAAAGGAAACATAATAGTTAATGATGAAGTTTTATCTAAGATTGACATGGACGAGGCTAGAATGTTCAGTCGCTATCTTTTATTACAGAAGCGTATAGCCCAGATTCGATCTTGGATAGAGAAGTGTGGGGATGAAGGCAGAGTTCATGGAAAAGTAATGACACTCAAAACAATCACAGGGAGAATGGCACATAACAATCCTAATATGGCGCAAGTGCCAGCTTCGTACTCTCCCTATGGTACTGAGTGTCGTGAGCTTTGGACCGTTAGTAATCCCCACACTCATAAGTTAGTAGGCACAGATGCTTCAGGTCTTGAACTACGTGTCTTAGCTTCTTATATGAAAGATCAAGCTTTCATTGATGAAGTTGTTAATGGTGATGTTCATACAGCAAACATGAAGATGGCTGGCTTAGAGGAACGATCACAAGCCAAGACATTTATTTATGCTTTAATGTATGGTGCAGGTCCAGCAAAGATTGGGTCTGTTGTTGGTGGGTCTGCTAAAGAAGGACAAGAACTTACTGATCGTTTCCTAAAGAACATGCCTAAACTACGTAACCTTCGTAATCAAGTTACAGAAGCTGCTGAATCAGGTTTAATTAAAGGACTTGATGGTAGACTACTACACATACGAAACTCATTCTCTGCTTTGAATACTCTTATTCAAGGTGCAGGTGCAGTCGTATGTAAACAATGGCTTGTACACATGATGGCTGAAGTGTATGCTTCAGGGCTTGATGTTAAATTAGTAGGGAGCATTCATGATGAATATCAGTTTGAAGTAGTTAATCAAGATGTTAAAAGATTTACAGAGATTACTAAATATGCTATGACTAAGACAGCAAAAACTTTAAACTTAAACTGTCCTTTGGATAGTGAACATAAGGTAGGAACCACATGGCTACAAACACACTAAGAAAGAGTGAGAGTTTTAAAATAGGAGAAAAAGCCGAAAGTATTTTTGAAAAGGTAGCAAAGAAAAAACAGTTTAAAGTATATAAAGCAAACAAACATCAAAATATAAACCAACATATTGATTTTTTTATTAGCTGTTATCATTTTAATTTTAGTGTAGATGTGAAAGCTAGAAAGAAAATTAGCAGAGGAGATTCAGAAGTTAATGATGCGTGGATTTGGATTGAGTTTAAAAATGTAAGAGGTAAACCTGGATGGTTATATGGTAAAGCAGATTACATAGCCTTTGAAAGAGAGTTTGATTTTTTATTAGTCAATAGGTACAAACTGATAGAGTTCTGTGAAGATAAGGTTGACTTAGAAAATATTGTACCTTCTACTCATCTAGCTGAGTATGCAGCGTATCAACGTAAAGGAAGAAAGGATTTAATTTCAAGAGTTTGTATAGATGATATAAATAAATTAGAAGGAAATATCATATTAGAAAAATAACTGTTGACACCTAATACTATTTCATGTATAATTCGTTTTGAAATCAGGCAGAAATATCTGCTAACACATAAGGAGAAAATACTATGGGTGTAATTAATGGTACGGCTTATTGGGCTTCGATCACCACACCAAACACCACCTTTAATGAAGATGGTGAATGGAAGATTGATGTAGGTAACCTTTCGGAGTCCACTATTGCAAACTTAGTTGCCGATGGTCTTGAGGATCGTATTAAAAATAAAGATGATGAGCGTGGAGACTTTATTAGCCTGAAGCGTCAAGTAAAGAATCGTCGTACAGGACAGGCTAATTCTGCTCCTGATGTATTGGATGCACAAAAGCGTCCAATGATTAATACCCTGGTAGGTAATGGGTCTGTTGTAAATGTTCTGTATCGTCCATATGATTGGACATATCAGAAGCGTAAGGGACGTTCTGCTTCTCTTGAGGCAGTTCAAGTTGTTGACCTTGTTCCTTATGGTGGCGCTGCATCAGATGCGTTTGATGTAGTTGATGAAGGCTTCTCCTCGATGGATGAGGAAACTATTCCTCTTTCATCCTAACTAGGGAGGGGGAACTCTGGGTAACTAGGGTTCCCCCTATTTTTTATGAAATCAATAGACACATTAGTGAATGATATTTATTCCTTGTTTGAATCTTCTGTTCCTGACATGTCAGATGAAGAGGTAGATAGTATTATTAGTAAGTTTGGAGACTCTGTAGTAGTACATCTTAAAAAGTTTATCTATGAAGAAGAGCGTCGAAGAGACTCTCTTAGACTATCTGCTATAGGTAAACCTGAACGTCAACAATGGTATTCTGCTTCACCTCATTCTAATGTTAAGGAAACAATAGAGCTTCAAGGAAAGGATAAGATTAAATTTTTATATGGTTATATTTTAGAAGAGTTGCTCCTTACTTTATCTTCCTTAGCAGGACATGAAGTTTCTGATGAGCAGAAGGAAGTTCAGATAGAAGGAATTAAAGGACATCAGGATGCTATTATTGATGATGTTCTTGTTGATTGTAAATCAGCATCAGGTAAAGGATTTGATAAGTTTAAAAATAATTATGTATCTGTTGATGATCCTTTTGGTTATATCGCACAGATATCTTCTTATGCAGAAGCTAATGGTTTAGATCAAGCTGCTTTCTTGGCTATCAATAAACAAACAGGAGAGATATGTTTATCTAAAGTTCACTCAATGGAAATGATTAATGCTAAAGAACGTGTTAAATATATTAAAGATGTGGTTAATCAATCTACTCCACCAGCTAAGTGCTATCCTGATGTTCCTGATGGTAAGTCTGGGAACCGCAAGCTGGATATTGGTTGCATATACTGTGATTATAAGCGTGATTGTTGGAAGGATGCTAATAATGGTCAAGGATTACGTGTGTTTGATTATGCAACAAACCCTCGGTATCTTACACAAGTTTCTAAGATACCTAACGTAGAAGAAATTCTGGATTGGTAATGCACTGGAAATTTTTAGGTAAACCTGACATTGAAAACAAGTTTGGATTTGTTTACATCATTACAAATAAAAAAACAGGCAAAGCTTATATAGGATGTAAACAATATTGGCATTATAAGAAAGGAAAAAAAGACAAACAATCCAATTGGAAAGTTTACAAAGGTTCTTCTAAATCATTAACAGAAGATATAAAAAAATTAGGTAAAAGAAATTTTAAATTTGAAATGCTGGCTGAGTATAAAAATAAAAGAAGCTTGAGATATTATGAATGTTATTATCAAATGAAATATAATGTGTTAGCTTCTGTATTAGAAGGAACAGATGAGCCAGCATTTTACAACAACTATGTAGGAGGTAAATGGTATAGACCAGTAGAAAGTTATGAATCAGAATTATAGAAACATTATTAATAATTTAACATCTATAACTAATGAATCTATCTTCACTGATACTCACAATAATGAGTATCATTCGTTATTTATGGGTGTTATTCTTAGAGCTTTGTTGGATGTTACTAAACCAGTAACTCTGCATGAACATACTCATATTAAGGTTGATAGGAATGCTGCTCGATCCTGGTTCTTTACTTGTTCTGGAGTAACATGTGAAAACTTTGAATATATTTGTGATATTGCTGGTATCAATCCAATAGCTATGAGAGCTATCGCTTATAAAACATTACAACGAGAGGATATTGATGACGTTAGAAAACAAATCAACTCTTTTTTTAACCAGTCCTCCATCTACTATGAAGGATGATGTAGTCAATAGTCCAAAGCATTATCGAATGCAGGGCGTTGAAGCAATAGATATTATGGAAATGTCTATGACTGAAGAAGAATTCCAAGGATATCTAAAAGGTAATATACTAAAATATTTAATTCGATATAAACATAAAAGCAAACCGAAAGAAGATTTGCAAAAAGCACAATGGTACATTGAGAAACTTATTAATAAAATATAGAGGAGAATACACTATGGAGCAGATAACTTTACCTACAAATTACCAATCGTTTATTCATATGTCACGCTATTCTAGATGGCTTGAAGATGAACAGCGTAGAGAAACCTGGGAAGAAACTATTGATAGGTATCTTTCATTTATGGTAGATCATTTGAAAAATAATTATTCTTATGATTTATTTGGTAAAGAGTTATCTGAAATACGAAATGGTATGTTACGTCTAGAAGTACTTGGATCAATGAGAGCATTAATGACTGCTGGTCCTGCATTAAATCGAGAGAATATTGCAGGATATAATTGTTCCTATCTTCCTATAGATTCTCCTCGATCTTTTGATGAATGTCTTTATATTCTTATGAATGGTACAGGTGTAGGGTTCTCAGTTGAACGTCAGTATATTACTAAACTACCTACAATTCTTGATCAACCTTTTGAACAAACAGATGATGTTATTTCAGTAGCAGATTCTAAAGAAGGATGGGCTAGAGGATTACGCGATCTGATATCATTGTTGTATACAAATAGAATACCTAAGATTGATACTAGTAAAGTACGTCTTGCTGGAGAACGATTAAAAATATTTGGAGGTCGTGCTTCTGGTCCTAAACCTTTAGAAGAATTGTTTGATTTTACTATTCAAACTTTTAAGAAAGCTCAAGGTCGTAAGCTTACATCTATTGAATGTCATGATATTATGTGTAAGATTGGTCAGGTTGTTGTAGTAGGTGGAGTCAGAAGATCTGCTTTGATATCTTTATCTAATTTAACAGATGAACGAATGCGGATGGCAAAGAGTGGTGATTGGTGGGTAGATAATCAACAACGTGCCTTGGCTAACAATTCTGTTTGTTATACAGAAAAGCCTGACATGGGTATCTTTATGCGAGAATGGTTATCTTTATATGAAAGTAAGAGTGGAGAGCGAGGTATTTTTAATCGAGTATCTGCTCAAGATAAAGCAGGGTCTAATAGTAGACGCGATGGCAGCGTTGATTTTGGAACTAATCCTTGTTGCGAAATCATTCTTAGACCGTATCAATTTTGTAATCTATCTGAAGTTATATGTAGAGCAGATGATACGATTGATACTTTAAAAAATAAAATTAAGTTAGCAACAATTCTTGGAACTTTTCAAGCTACTCTTACTAACTTTGGTTACATTCGTAAGCGTTGGAAAACTACTACAGAAGATGAACGTCTGCTAGGTGTATCACTGACAGGGATCATGGACTGCCCTGCTGTGTACAATGCAACACCAGAAGCACTACAGCAGTTGAGAGATGTAGCTGTTAAGACTAATAAGAAACTGGCAGAGAAGATAGGTATTAAACAAAGTGCTGCTGTTACTTGTGTTAAACCTTCTGGTACTGTGTCTCAGCTTGT